AGTTTGGCCATCTGCTCCCTCAACTACATCTAACGTAGCCTTCTCAACGGGTGGCTCTTTAGGTTCCTTCTTTATTTTCTTGACTGAAATCTTCTTGAGCTTCGGAAGGGTCAATTTCACTTCGTCTGGAATCTTGAACTCGGGGAGATATTGGTTCATCAACTCTTCTGTTCGTTTTTGAATAGCATCAAAATTAAACAGTTCAGCGTTCTTCTTGGCGAGCGAGACGCCCCGGTTTCGGAATAATTTATAGTGTCGCCAGACGTGAAACATTACGTTTGCTGCATTTTTGTAATCTACCTGGAACCAATGTGTTTCAGGATTGATTACTCCCTGCCATGCTGCTGATGCGTGTACCTGTTGAAGTGTTCCACCTAAGATGATCGCATCTTCTGCATTCAAGAAATCCATATGGCCTGACCAGCCTGACGTGATGATGGGCTTGCCACTCAACGAGGCTTCCAACAATGGGCGGCCGAATCCTTCTCCCTTAGTAAATGATACATGCACCTTCATTTTTGGATGGTTGTATAGACTGTTCATTTCGGATTCCGTCAAGTCTCCGTGTAGCAAATAGACACTTGGGAAATTCTGGGCGCCGATATTATCCTTGATTGCTTTAATCTTCTTTAGAATTTCTTCTCTGTCTAATACAGAAAAGGTAGCGCTACTGGTTTTCAGTATAAGTGCTGGTCTGTTTTTCTTTGGTGACTTACGGAACACTTCAAGAAACACATTGATTAGCATTCCCACATCTTTACGGTCATGTCCTATTCCACCTGCAAGCCAATGCCCAACAAACAAGAAACAGAAGTTCTCTTTTACTCTGGCCATAAACTCGTCAACCGACGGTTCGATTTCCGTTTGTGCTAACCTCCTAAAGACAGTTGTATCGGCACAACAGTGAAGCACTTCAATTGGCTTTTGTAAACGAAGTTGTTCTTGTTTTATGCCATCTTTTTGAGGGTTGTAAGTTGTGGTTTGTAGCACCGTCTTGGAGTGATTAGAGATAGTCAGAATCAAATCCATTCTGTTCATTCCCTGAATCCACTCAGGCGAACATGCCGTAGTCTCAATACCAGCGGTGATGCCAATGTTGTAATGCCCTGCTCGTTGAAACTCGTTGGGCACAGTAATTGAAATAAACACCTCCGGCTTTCTAGGCAACTTAGGTTCCGACATTAGCCTATCAATGATAGGTTTGTCTTTTGGATTATCAACACTGAGCGCATTCATTGGAGTCTGTCCCCAAGGACAAAGCATAACCTTAATGTCCCACTTATCTATATTGATTAAGTGCCTGATAATGTCACGGCTCATATCTCCGTAACCAGACCTCGTGCTACAGGGAGCACGAATGACCATTAGTGGTTTAACCATCGTTACTTCTCAGTAAGTCTCCAACTGCTTCTAGAAAGATTTTCGCTGCCTCGGTGGCATCTCCTGTGAAATCTAGTTCGTTGTTTTCCCAAGTAAGTTTCCCTACTACCTTATCGCCATCTCCCATAAAGCTAATTGAACGAACGGGGTCATTCAAAGGGCAAATGACAATCGTTGGTCCGTCCCGCGTGTCAGGGACGATTTGCAGGTTGCTATCTTCCGCATCTGGCGACTTGATCGCAAACTTATTTTCTTCTTCAACAATCCGTTCGTAAGAGAATTTCGTGATAGAACGGCCACGTATCAAACCAACCGTAGGAACATTTACGGTGCGTCTACCATTCCATTTATTCAAACCCTCTAATAATTGATCTTCGGACATCTTTACTACTTTTGTGCCCATCTTCTCTATTTCAAGTGTAACATTATAAAATTTCATTATATCGCCTTAACTAAAGTGTGTCTAAGTGGGCGGGCGCCATCGTCCCACTCTTCAAATGCTCGGTCCATACCATCCATGAAGCACTGACCCATACCTTCAGCGGTATAGCCTTCCTTGAGTGCGTATTCACGGCCGAGGGCGCCTCTTCTCTTTCTCTCTTCCGGCGACATATTGTAGAACTTGAGAAGTTGCATTCCTACCTCCTTCCAATCACATCGGTCATCAAAGATGTATGGGGTTTGTGGTGAACCAATCAGACCACGTTGTGCTGGCCAGATTGGAAGCACCCATTCGCCGTGTTTTGTATATTTCTTCTCTGCGTTGGTGCCAAAGTCAGTGCCGAAATGTTTATCAGGATGCAGATAAACCCCGGCCTTCGTCATGAATCCACATTGATCCTGCAAACCGCCGGTAACATTGACAATAATTGGTGTTTCAGCAGACATGGATTCCAATGTTCCGATACCAAATCCCTCATTAGACGCTATATTGATTGTCACATCAGCAAGATTATACAGTATATTAAGAGCCTGTGGCGACATGCGTTCCAGAGAAAATACGACTTTACACTCCGGCGCAAGGTCACGAATAATTGCTGGAATATCGGTTCCGTTCTCGTCAACCGGCTGTGTGTGCATGACCATTCGACACCGATTAGCCTTTTCTCTTGGTAATTGCTTGATAAAATGCTGAAAAGCTAAAATCAAATCTCCCGGCATCTTGCGACGAATGTTTCGATTATTCCAAAACACAATGAAATCCACCTCGTCATTACCAAGTAACTTCTTCCGCCACGTCATCATTTCTTTCTTTTCTTTTTTGGAATCGAGCGGACGGAAGATGTTTGGGTCTACACCGTGAGGAACATAACTGATTCTCCAATCTTCTACATCATCCTTACCCTTCTGCCAAACCTGCTTGACGATGTTATAGGTCTGTTTGGAAATACACCCAATCCAATCACATGAACGATAATAAGTTTCATTGTATTTTGGATATGGTGTATCATCCCAAATGTGATAGAAGAAAATCGGAAGATTCCCTCGAATCTCATGTTCCATCTGATATAACCAAATCCAAAACCGTGGGTCTGTAAAGTGTAGTATGGCATCTGGCTTTTCTTTGTCTATCAGATACCGAATGGTTTCTGGATTGCCATAGCCTGTAAACGGATACACCCTAACTAATGCATCATCAAGGCCAACTTCTGTGTTGACGGCATCGGACATATCATATAACTTACCTTGCTCAGGATGCTTTACTGCAGCTCCTAACTGAGTCCAATTGTATCTGTGAGCGGTTTTGCATACGATCTCGTTACTCATGACCCCAACACCCGAAGTCATTCTCATGTCATCTGAAAGGAAAAGGATTTTCTTTCTATCTTCTTTACGAATCCAGCCCGGCTTTTTGCTCACGTAACTCTCCTTCTTCTATCAACGCCCCACAGGTAAAATCTAATTGTATACCGTGGAAAATGAATATAGATTCCCTTCCAGAACCTATGCCACGACACGAATATCCACGGAGTCTTTTTGTTTTTAGGAAATGTAAATTCCATCAATCATTTCTCACCATATCGGCCAAACTGCCAGACATGCCGCCGTCCAACCACCGTTCGATTAGGCGGCCGACGACTACACTTATAGGCCAATTGTTTTCTTTGGCAACTTTAGTCAATCTATCCTTCAATTCAGCATCAATTTGAATTGTTTTATACTCTTTCATACAAATTCCTCAATTGTGTGTTATATATAAGTAGTGGAAAGTGGTAGAAACACACATACATAAAAACTTGCCGCAAATATTTTTCGTAACTTCGCAGTTTTCATTCGCAAATTTCATATAAATTATCCAATTGCACAACCCTCTTCCGGCTGGGATTGTTCATCTATATACCTCTCCATATATTCAGCTATCTTGTCGGCTTCTTGGTATGCTTCCTCTCCATCAACCCTAGCTTTCACCATCCATGTAACGTGGTCAGCAGAGCAGTCAGTATAGATTCGCACCGGCCAATAACAACCAGAATGACATCGATCAAACCAATAGAGTAGGGCAGGAAGATCTTCAATGGAGTCAGGTTGGAACCAAATAGCAGGTGGTTTATTTCCGTGACCAGCACAAGACTCAATTGTTCTGATGCCTGGAAATTTGTTCATCGCCTTTACGAGATTCACAAGTTCCTTGTCCACCCCATTTATTACACCATCTATCTCTACAGGATCTTCGCGAGGTGTAATTTGGTCTACAAACATCGTTCGTGCGAAACGCGTTTCGGAGAAAACTGTAAAGTGTTTCATTTCATTTTCACTCTTTCTTTGAGGATGCGAACATCAAATCGGGCTTGGAAATACTCGTAAGTTTTCGGGTGCACATCTTCACCTACAGTAGCGACCACCACAAACCACTCCCCGAATCGGTTTTTGTGTGGAACCTTCACCAGTATACCTTCCATAGTATGCTCCGTGCCAGGGTCGATAATACAAGGGCGCCCAACTCTAAATTTTTTCACGTACTCCTACCGAACAATGCTCAGTTTGATTGTAGGGACAGAACCGGCACGACGATTTGGATGGTGTGGCTTTCTGATTCGTAATATGATTTCCTTTTTCGTCAAAACAGGCGTCAACAAAGTCTTGAAATCGCTTGCTCATTTGATTCATGGACGGCTTACCATGCGCCGGGCAGAACTTACTGACTCTAGGAATAGGCCAATCAGACTCTTCGGGAAGTTTTCGTTTGAGGATATAAAAATCAATGGTGATGGCATCCTCGGGTAAGTTATATTTCTCTGCGTAGAATTTCTTGTAGAGAAGCAATTGATCAGTCTTAGATTTATCATCTTTCACCCACTTGTTCCATCCTTTAGTAGATGTTTTCAAGTCGATGATACGAATTGCGCCAGTCAATTTGTGACGTAATACAATATCGAGATAGCCACGGAAGCTAACATTGGGCCTGATTGGAACATTCAACCGTTCCTCGACCGCCTCGAGCTTCCATTCCACAACATTGAAGAATTTCTCTACGTTTAGTTGTAACCAATTCAGTATTGCTACACCGTCATGATAAAACTCCACCAATGTTTCCTTGTCAGTCACAAAGATCTTCCGGCCATTCTGTTCAACGATGCTCTTTTGAAAACGAAACTTCAATCTCTCTTTCAGTATGTCGCTCAGGTCCATCGTTCGAGCCACCAGCATAGACCGATTGAATACTACGTCCAACCATTCTTGAACGGTATCGTGCATTGCAGAACCAAAGATGTTGTGAATGGTATCCTCTGATTTGGCTAGTTTATCAACCGCTGATAACTTCCACTCCAATGGGCATGCACGCCACATATTATACTGTGAATGAGATACAACCTTTTTCCGCACTTTGACTTTCACCATTATAACTCAAAAAACTCCCTAGACTTCTTTAGTTGACCAATCTTTTGTTCGTTACGTCTGACACTCTTGTTAGCTACGTTTGTAGCGTCTGGATTGTAATATGGTTGAGAGCAAAAACTCCATTTACCCGTATCCAAGTCTTGGATTTTCCACTCCAAGGCATTGTGTTTTGGATAGTCCTTACCCGACCACGCAACTGTCGATTCTACTAACAGCCGTCTCCGCTCTCGTTTGTCGCAAAGAAAATAGACATATCTAAATTGCTTTCCGCGAATGTGACTCCAACCAAACTCTTTCAACTGCGGTCTAGTTGGGCGGTGTCCATAAGATACGCCTTCCTTTTTCTTTTGAATTTTATTTGTGATACCTTGAGACGTGCGAGGGTGAACCTTCTCGCCGTTCGCCGTCAAGTATAAATCTGTCCAGATGAAACCGCCGTATTGAAAGTTAGCACCTTGATATACATACCCAGGCTTTCCGAGCACGCCGTCCGCCCAAGTGAATAATAGTTTCTTATCTGTGTTTTCTTTGAGCCATCTAATAGTTCGACTGAGAAACACTGACTCTGAATTGGTGGGCATCTTCTCTGCCATACACATCTTACCAATTTCATAGTAGTCAGCCGGCCCAAGGGAAGGGAACAACCTTCTTATGGTATGAAGTGGGCGAACTCCCCAACCCAGCGTCAAAACTCCAACCAATTCGCCGTCAAGAAACCCACCAAGGTAAACCTCAGTGAGTCGTGGCATCACTTTTGAATAGTGAAAGTCAAATATAAGTGATAATGCTTCTAGCTTATCAATCTTCCTGACTTGGAGTTTCGTTATTTCCATTCTCTATCACTTCCCATGCTGGCACCCATTCTGAATAGTACGTAACGTCACGCCCAAGCTGTCGTAATGCTTGAGCAAGCTTAGGCGGAACCTCTTCAGGTTGTAATGCCGGCTGTCCGTCTGGTCCTTTGAAGGCCTTACCATTGATTTGACCTTCCCATATAACTTTCTTTGATTTGTCTCTAACGGTAAGATAATACGAGATAAACTCAACCCTTCCTACCCCTATTTTAACTTGTGGATTCAATTCTTTCATAATCATCCTCAAATCTTATCACATCATCAAGGTCTGATGTGGATACTTCAACCAACTCTGTATCCTCGACTGCTTCAAACCGATGTATCGTGTTGGGGCCAATGTGAGAGGTATCGCCAGGACGCATCTCTCGGATTGTATCACCATGCCGTAGTTGCATGACACCGCTAAGAATGTAAATGGTCTCTGACTTTCGTTCGTGTTTTTGGAGACTTAGCCGGTGTCCCTTTTTGATATAGATCATCTTGGCAACGTAAGAAGGTTCCTGCGCCCAGATTAATTCATGTCCCCACGGCTTTTCTATTTTGTGTGGCATCACGGCCTACCTTTCTTTGTGCCATCCTCATTTAAAGTGTTTGCAAAAATACCAGATGTGTAGTCAGGCATATCAGAATATACCCAATACCCATCCCAAATAGTTTCCCAAAATCGCCAAGTATGGCGAAACCAAATCCACTTTTTCTCAACCGTTTGAACGGAATGCCAAGCGAACCAACGCTCCCATCCTATAGGTTTCATTCCTTATTACTCGGTTCTGGATCCACCATAGGATTAATATTAAAATGATATTCAATCAAATCTCTTACCTGCGCTGCATCATCGACTGCGTTGTGTGTTACCACGTCTGCTAAACCAGCCCGTTCCAAACAGGTAGCCTGGGAGGGTGGAATTTCATCCCCAACTTTCATATATAAGATGGCCGGGTCTAGGACACGGCGGAAGAATTGTCGGGCGACTTGAGGGGCAGCTGCTTCAATAAACGGTAAGTCAAATCCTGAAAAGTTTTTTCCAGCAGCGATTATTCCATGTGGGTTTTGCAAACCACATTTGAATTTCCGCAACCACTCATAAAAATCATCCCAATCATATTCTGGAGTGTGGCCTTCTTTTGTCATATCCTTAAGAAGGCGCTGGTTCATATTGAGTGCAAACGGACTGCCATGTAATTCATCATACATGAGAATTATATGGAATCTACCTAGTTCGTCACCACCAAGTTCTTGAGCGACTGCACCAATCTCCAAGACTTGACAGGTCTCAGGATTAAGGCCTGTTGTTTCTAAATCTACACTAACATATTTCATCTTACAACCTTCTTTATCTTACGGGGTTCTGTGCCATACATTTCAAGAATTTCTTTAAGACGTGCTTTCCCTTCTGGTGTCGCCATGAATAGATCAATGTAATCCGTGGCTTCTAATTGACTCACTTCGAAGTGAAAGGCTATTAACCTCACCACCCATTCCTCATGCTTCGGTTCTACCTTTGGTTTGATATACTTGTTCCACTGCTTACCCAACGGTAAACATTGACTATAAAACAAATACGACTCACGGTTTTTCACAATCTCCCAATACTTTTGAAACGCATTTACTATCTCAACGAAATCTATATTCATACTGACCAAACGGTTGATCATATAGATGCTGTATGTCTTGCGATCTTCTACACTGAGTTCATCATAATAATCTGCGGATTGGTCAGTATAGATGGCGTTGAGGTGATTGAATAGACTCTTACGCTTCATGATCGTTATCAGTGATGACAATGGTTTGTCTCAAGTGATGACGCTGCCGAACCTTCCAGTTCTCAGGTCTGCCTGACTCTCCCCATTCAGTAGTCCCACAATCACAGTATGCAAACGGTTCCTCTTCTTCGAAGATGAACGATTGTTTACACTCGTTACATTTTGGCCAATCAAATCTTAACATACCGAATGTCCTCGCGTAACTTTTGTTCCATTCCTCTTCATCCTGAATGTGACGTTGTAGGTCTCCCTTACCCGCATCACTCGTCATGACCTATCGGACCACCTATTTGCCATGCAATAGCATCAAAATCGAACGACGACATTGGATGACCGAACCTATCTTTGCCAGAATGACTTTCATCTCTTTTAGCTAAATTGCGAAATAAATCATCCAACTCTGGCATTTCTTCATTGAACTTACATTCAATATTCGGATGGAAATTTCCATCACCATCTACATAGAAGGCTACCTCTCGGCTCCTACCTATATTAGCCATCCAGTTCCAATGATCAAACATAGTTCGGAGAGCTAACCCTTGTGGAATAGTTACGTCCATCGTAATCGTCATTTTGACCTTCTTCATTGTGTCAATCGACATAATTTATTCTCCGTTATCGCCTTCATCATCACCATCAAAATCACCAGGCAACTCTGGTGGCGTAGGAAGGACTGCGTGCATACCATCTAATTTACTTCCTTCAATGACGTTTGCATCGTTCGCCTCTTGTTCTACAGGCGTGCCTTCGTCCTTTTTCTCACCATCGGACTTGAACCATCCGCCCATCCCCTGAATGAATCTCTCGTTGACGTGCCCACAAGAGTTACATGCATACACCTGCATAGGAATGAATGCTTCCTTGCCCGTGGGAGAAATGAGTGATGGCATTCTCTTCATCAAAACCACTGCTGTAAACGTGAAGTTGCCACACTCTTCGCAAACAACATCGTCCAATTCGCCTGGCTTGATATTCATTTGTGCAGCCGGCTGTGGTGGCGTCGCTGGACCCATTCCCGGCGGCGTAATTATACCATTTGACATATTTATCTCCTCTCCTCTTTTCTATCTACTGATTCCATAGCGGCAACAGCTAATGCTGCTACCTTTACCATGTTGAAACGGAACGTTCTTGAGTCAATTGGATGCTTTTCACAACAATTAAATGCTTTTCCATTCCAACAAGTGATGAACGCAATCCAATCATTCGGCTCATGTTGGTCATCGTGTTCTGGACCACCCCACTTCTCATCTTGGTATATTCGTTCGGCTTCAATTTCAGCTAATATTCTATTGTTCATTCTTGTCTCCTTCTTTAACTCGTTCTATTCTGCATACCACTCTTGTCATTACAAATCCAATATCCTTTTTAGCCTGCTCAGCATATGATGTATCAACTATTCTCCATTTGCGAGCGAAACTCTTGTCAACTATACGTTTGGAAATATACTTTAGGGCTCGACGTTGAAAAATAAAGCTCTTAATAGCAACCCATTGCCCAAACGAACCAGCCCACCACTGGACTTGATATTTACCCATTACTCTTTGCGCCGATCGGGGTATAATCTTCACTAGCAATACGTCTCAATTGTGAAGCACGAAGATGTGCGTCGGCGGCCCACTTTACAGAATCCATTACTATTGTATCTGGTTCTCTGGGCGCCAATAATTCAGCTGCTGCTAAGAGTATATCGTATATTGATTCCATTATATCCTCACTGTAATTTCCAATGTTTTTTAATATAGTTAGATGCTAGCGGAGTCAACTGATAGAGAGGATCAAACACTGTTCTCTTACTAACCACCTCTTCCAAATAAAGAATCCCGCTTGTTCTTCCATGAAGTTCCTTCAAAATAGGATATATTCTTCTGCGATTATCAGGGTTTCTATTAATCCAAATCTCATGAAGAACTTCCCAATCGTTAGAACGACTTTTTCTTATACGCCATAGACTCCATATGGTTAATGAGTGTTGCCACCACTGGAAGTATTTACCCATCGACTAACCTCAATATGTTAACGAGTGTCGCCATCATTGCAATTTCGTGGTCAACTACATGCACATCAGTAGATTGTCCTTCGGCAATTACAAGGATAGCGGCCGAAATATTGTTGGGACACACTTCATTCACTCTATCGAACAGTAAACGATAAAGTGGGGCGAAATCACGGACTCTAACATCTGCAATCACTTGTCTTATCTCTTGGAATTTCTTTTTAGGAGGCTGCTTGCTAGTCAAGACCTGCATAACCTT